TTCTCCATCACAACTTTGTAGTGGAGCGTTATCAATACAGCCGGAGGGTTGACCCAATTGTTGGTGTCAGCTTTACAGGCCTATTTGATTTCTTTGTAATGGCCTTTGGTAGTGAGTGGTTAAAGTGGTGGGAGGCTGGTCGTCCTGATACTCCAATTGGAATTATCTTCTCTGCTCAAGAGCAAGAATTCCTTTCCTATTGGAAGGATATTGTGGAAGAAACTGTTGAGGCCTATTGCCGCAAGCACAGTCTTCGAGTTCCTAACCGAACGACAACTGTGCAACCAGCTGGTACTAAGTCTTTATTGACAGGTGCTTCCCCTGGCTGGCATCCCCCTAAAGCTGCTCGGTTTATTCGCCGTATCACTTTTGCAAAGAATGATCCTGTTGCTTTGGCTTGTGAAGCCTATGGCTACAAGATTATTCCTTCCCAATCTGATCGAGATGAAACTGGCGCATTACTAGAGGATCCTCGCGACCCTAGATGTACTGAATGGTTGGTTGAAATTCCCACGGAAACATCTTGGGCAAATATGCCTGGATGTGACTCTATTGACATCAATGCTTTTAGTGTTGAAGCTCAATACAAATTTTATATGCAGGTTCAAACCTATTACACCACTCATAATACTTCAGCAACGTTGGAGTTTCGTGAGAATGAGATTGATACTCTTGCAAAGTTGATTCATACATCAATTGAGCAGAATGAGGGTTACATCTCTGCAGCACTGTTGGCACGTTTTGATGCAAACGAAACATTCCCACGTCTGCCGTTTGAACCTATTACAAAATCACAGTTTGACGATATGCAATCGGAAGTAACGGCACGCCGTATCACAAGTGATTTTTCCCTTGCAATGGAAGCCTTTGGAGTTGAACTTGGCGATGGCCAAGGTCCAGCTGCCTGTGATTCTGATAAATGTCTTTTTGCTGAATCAAAACCAAAGTAATGATTATCACCGAAGATCTCGGCCTGGCGTCCCTTTCATCAGGGACTCTGCAGGGCGTTGTTGCTGAACTGGATGCACTGTTTCCTGATGTCTATCCTGACTATTTAACAGATCCCAGAGAGCTGGCATATAAAGCTGGTCAACTCTCTGTTGTTCGGCTTTTAAAAGTAAAACTCGACAAAACTTAAGGAGCAGGATTATGTGTGGTGGTGGAGGAGGAGGTGGTTCCTCAAAAAAAGAACAAAGACGTGAACGTGAACGCCAAGAAAAAGAGCAAAGAAAGCAACAAGAAAGATACGAAAAACAATTAGCACAACAACGTGCTGATGCTGCTGCAGCTGCTGCTAGGCAGGCTGAGCAATTCCGTATTTCTCGCGCTGATGCTGACAGACGTTATCAGCAACAACAGGCTGCTGCTGCTGCAAGTGCTGCTAAACAAGCAGAACAGATGGCTGCACAGCGTAAAGCTCAAGAGGCACAACTAGCTGCTCAACTTAAAGCTCAACAAGAGGCAGAAGCGGCGGCAAAACTTGATGCAGAAAAAGCTCGTAACCGTGGGCGCTCAATGGAAGCAACTACTGCGGGCACTGTGCAAAAAAACAAACAAATTCAAAAGTCCAAGAAAAAAGCACGTCTTGGGACTAAGCAGTTGACTAACCCCCTGACCGCTCTTGGTATTAAAAATCTAGGTATTGGGGACTCAGCTTCATCTGGTTCTGGTAATGGACTCAATATTGCCCAAATCAAAAAATATTAATCAATGGAAAAAACAGTAGCAGCTGAATACGCCCGGCTGTCAGCTAATAGGACTCAGTTCCTAGACGACGCAAGAGAATGTGCCAAGTTAAGTGTCCCGTATCTGATGCCGCCTAGCGGCCACTCAGGTGGGAACAAATTACATACACCTTGGCAATCAGTCGGAGCAAAAGGCGTCAACGTAATGGCTTCGCGCTTAATGTTGAGTCTGTTCCCTGTCAATGCGAAGTTTTTTAAGCTTCAAATTGCAGACGGAGCCCTCGCTCAAGATCCCAATATTGATGCACAAGCTAGATCAGAAATTGATCTTGTCTTGTCAAAGATGGAACGTGTTGTGATGCAGGATGTAGCTGAAAAAGCTGATCGTGTTCTTCTTCACCAAGCTATGAAGCACTTAGTTGTTTCTGGCAATGTCTTAGTCTTTATGGGTAAAAAAGGCCTGAAGCTATACCCCCTGGATCGGTTTGTGATTCGTAGGGATGGAGATGGCCAGGTTACCAAAATCATCACTGTGGAGGCCGTAGATGCCGACACAATGCCTGATTACCAACCTAAGAGTAACGGACTACAGCCTGCAAACCATGTTGGTGAGCCAGGTGGTGGTATTCCTTCTGACCTTAAGATTGACCCCAGTAGCAATGAAGTTGCTGTCTATACCTGTGTCAAACTTATAGACGGTCAATGGAAATGGTATCAGGAAGTTGATGGCCAGATCCTTGAAGGCTCTCAGTCTTCAGCACCTAAAACAGCAAACCCTTGGCTTAGCCTGAGGTTCAATGTTGTCGATGGAGAAGACTACGGTCGCAGCAGAATTTCTGAATATCGTGCTGATCTACAGAGCTTAGATGCTCTTATGCAAAGCTTGGTTGAAGGTGCTGCAGCAAGCGCAAAAGTAGTATTTACAGTATCACCCAGTGCTACCACTAAACCTAACCAATTAGCGCAAGCTGGTAATGGGGCTATAATCCAAGGCCGACCAGATGACATTGGTGTTGTAAGTGTTGGCAAGCAAGGAGATTTTAAAACAGCTTATGACATGGTTCAAACTTTGACCCAACGTCTAAGTGAAGCTTTCCTTGTATTCACACCTAGAGATTCTGAGCGCACCACTGCGGAAGAAATCAGATTTACACAACAGGCTTTGGATGAGATGTTGGGAGGAATCTACGCCTCTCTTACTACAGAACTGCTCGAACCTTTTATTAATAGAAAGCTGCTAATGCTTCAACGTCAACGTATGTTGCCACAGCTTCCGAAGATCAATGGCAAACCTGCTGTCTTCCCGACAGTTGTTGCTGGTCTTGAAGGCGTTGGTCGCGGCCAAGATCGTGAAGCATTGATGATGTTTATGCAAACTCTGTCCCAGACCCTTGGGCCTGAGGCGATGCTTGCAAACTTAAACCCTGATGAAGCGATTAAACGCCTCGCGGCATCAGCAGGTATTGATTACTTAGGTCTGGTGAAAACTCCTGAGCAGAAACAGCAGGAGCAACAGCAAGCACAGCAGGAAGCTCAGCAACAGGCACTACTGCAGCAAGCAGGGCAACTCGCTAAGTCACCCCTGGCTGATCCAGATAAAAACCCAGCACTTATGGAGCAAATGAATGGCGGAGCAGAAGAAGCAATCCCCGTCGAGGAAGGAAACCCCGAAGCAGGCATCTAAGCCTCAAAACAAATACGCACCTACTCAAAAGATTCGCCCAACCATTGGCGCATCTCGTGTTGGTCAACCCAATGCGGGACGTGTAACCGCTGCGAATCTCAACACCGTTAAAATCACTGTTCACTAATGACCACTACTACATTTAATCCCCAAGATGAAACCGCCGAAGCAGCGCGTGTAGAAGCTGAAAAGCGAGCGTTGCAGAGTGGCGAAGAGTTAATTGCCAAACAGGAAGCAGCTGCTCAAGAAAAGTTTGACTCAGATCAAAAAGCACTTGATACAGAAGCCAACTATGCCGGTAAATACAAATCTGCTGAGGAGCTTGAAAAGGCTTACTTGGAACTTCAGAAAAAGCTTGGGGATCGCACCGAGGACTCAGAGGAGACACCTGTTGCAGAAGAGCAGCAGGAGGAAGGCTCTGAAGAGACCGAAACAGATGAAGAGCCCACAGAGACCTATCAGACGCTTGAGGCCGCTTCTAAGGAGTATGAGGAAGGTGGTGAGCTATCTCAAGAGACCCTTGAAAAGCTCTCCCAACTGGACAGCAAAGACCTGATTCAAAACTGGGTTGAATATGTCAACAGCTCAAAGCCAGAACAACCTGCAGGTGCCATCCCTCAAGAGGATGTGGACCGCATCATGGGCTCTGTTGGCGGCAATGACCAATACGAAACAATGGTTAGTTGGGCCAGTGATGCCCTAGCTCCTGATGAGATTGCGGCTTATGACGCTGTGGTTTCCAGTGGGAACCCTGACGCCATATATTGGGCAGTACAGGGACTTAGATCGAAATACGTCGAGTCCAATGGTTACGAGGGTAAGCAGG